CCGGAGGTCTGCAAGCAGTTGTCAGGACGTTTTCTCACAGCGTTCAATAACTCCAACATGAGAGGCTTAGTTAACTATGTCGCCACCCCCCTTGAATTACACGAAGAGGTGTTTGGCGCATACATGGGTGATGATGCCGTCGTGGACGGAAATAAGAAAGACTATGCCAAGCTGGGCCTCGTCGTGACAGACAGGAGGCTTTCGGCTAAAGGTGAGCCATTTGATTTCTGTTCGCATCTTTACGTTGGAGGACCCGTGGCGATTCCGAGCAATTGGGGTCGTACGTTGTACAAGCTCATGTCTAAGCCGTATTCGCTTATGTACTTTGAGCAGTTTTTGGATGAGATGCGTTGGCTCCAGCCCATAGAGGGCAGTTGCACGACCATCGCAGATGTTGTGGCGTTGTTGAGTTGGAGTGGGTGGCTGCCACCCGCCCCTGCTAGCGACTCCAACAAAACTTAGTTTTGGAACGGTAGGCCTTGCTTTTAAACAAGCCGTTCTTTTCGACCTAGACGACTCCTTTGCATAGAGAAGTTGTCGAAAATCTTTCCTGGCGTGACATAGCTGATATCAAGTTGGCAATGAAAAATATACCCAGGGACAAATCACCCTCTGCTGCGCCCGCAGTGTTGAGGAAGAAATCAGCCGTTGAAGGGCCTCGCAACCAGGCGCAAGCCAAGGGTTACGAGCGTCAAGTCAGTGAGCGCAAGAAGAACAAGAAGGGCAAGGCCCCGAGGGACTTCACGACGCCTGACCGACAAGCGCAAGGCAAGTTTGACAGACAGGTGAGCCACAAGGCCTCTGAACCTGTGTTGCCCTATTCGCGGCCAGAGATGAAGAAGACGAAGAAACCCAAGCAGTCGCTGTCACATCAGGGCGCTAAGCACAACAAGCTGGCCGCAAGGCTTCAGCAGTACGTTGACTCGCTGGCCAACCCGTGGGCAGGGACTGGGAGTCGAAATCCGATCAACTACAATCCAGTACCATCCATGATGACCTCTTGCGCTACCACTACCAATACGGTGGTGGACTTCACTGTTGCAACCAACACGACGACGGAGCTTACGTTGTTTCCCGGACATGGGCAACAATCGGCAATTGTCGCCATGGATGGCGTCGCGTATCACGCGCAACAACAGGGCGTGGCAGCATCGCTTGTGTACACGATTGGGCCAGTCGCAGTCTTCGATTCAATCAACAGTATCACGTACTACCCCATCAATGCCTTGTCTACGAGCGGACTCTTTTTGGGGGGGTACTCAACAAGTTCGAATGGCGCGGCGACGACGGCCATCAATGGAGGTGGGTACGACCAGGCGTTGCCTTACTCCGGTGTGGCAGGGCAGATGGGGCATACTAGGTGGAAGCTGGTGTCTATGGGGTTTCGGTGCATATGCACGACTCCGATTGACGTTCGCGGTGGGGACATCACGTATGTCCAGCCCTCGCAGCCCACCAACCCATACTACGCGAGTGG